GCGAAAATTGCAAAACGCCAATCCCGCACAGCAAAAAACGCTGGATGGTAGAGCGCTGTGAGGATCGCCCGACCGCTGTTGCTCAGGTCCCCGGCCTAATTGGGTTCCATGTGTGGGCGGCCTACAGCTATTCACCGGCGGCGGACTGGGCAATTCTGGTTCGTGAATACAAAGAGGCCTTGGAGTCGTTGCGCAAAGGCGACCCAGAGCCAATGCAGACGTTCAAAAACACGGTGCTGGGTGAAGGCTGGGAGGATTCGCAGGCTGGCAAGGTTTCGGCCGACAGCCTGGCCAAGCGCCGGCAGTCAGTTGAGCTGGGAAATGGTTATTCAATCCTTGGCGAGGACTTCACCTTAACCGGCGTACCAAATGGCGTGCTGCTGATCACCGCTGGAGTGGACACCCAGGGCGGTGGGGGCACGGCAAACGAGCGACTGGTGGCCACCGTCTGGGGGTGGGGCGTCGGGGAGGAAGGCTGGCACCTTGGCCATTGGGACATTGATGGCGATCCCCAGGATGAAAATACCCTCGCGCAACTGGATTCGATTGCTGAAACCAAATGGGTTAGAGAGGATGGGACCGTGCTAAAGCTGGCACGCGGCGGCATTGACGAAGGCGGCGATGCAACCAGCTGTCAAGCAGTCCGCGAGTTTTGCTCAACTCGCAAGAATGTTTGGGTGCCAGTTCGAGGGGCCCCCCAGAAGGGCAAACCGCTGCTGGGCAGGGGCTTGCCAGTGAGCATCAATCGCAAAAACAAACCGATCGTAAAGAACGGGGTCAACCTGTACTTTGTGGGCTATGACGAAAGTGTCAAATCATTGCAGTATCGGTTAGGGGTTGAGACCGTGGGCCCTGGCTACCTGCATTTTGGCCTTTGCTCAACCGATCAATTCTTGGCGGAGCTGTTCCCCTGGAGGCGGATGCCGCGACGCAGCAGGGGCCAGATCACGTATCACTGGGAGGCGCCAACGGGGGCGCGAGATGAGGGAGGTGACTGCACCCGCTACGCTTATGCGGTGCTGCAGCTGGTGACCCGCCGCTACACCCCAGGAACCATGTGGGCCCAGCTCGCCCGCACCCTGGGCACCCAGGCGCCGGGGACGGGAGGGGGAGGGGTGGCACCCCCAGCACGAGACCCCCAGCGATCGGGCTGGCTGAAGGGCTCCAGCGCAGGCGGCCCGGCCAAGCGCAAAGGCTGGCTAAAGAGGTAAGATGGGGCCATGGCCTATACGCTGACCCAATTACAGGAGCTACGCAACGCAATTGCGGAGGGGGTTTTAAGCGTTCGGTTTAGCGACGGCCGGCAGTTGACCTACCGAAGCCTTGACGAAATGCGCCGCATCGAAGCTGTAATGGCGGCAGAGCTGGAAAGCGGTTCGAAGCCCCGCTTGCGGCGTACCTACCTCAGCATGTCTCGGCCAACCTGATGGGTAAGGGTAAGAGCAAGGCAAAAGGCAAGCGGCTAAGGGACGACCGGGAATTCGCCCGTCGCACCATGGCCCGGTTTGAGGCCGCAGAGGACACCCGGCGAACCTCTGGCTGGTGGACAAACAACAGCGGCCCCAATAGCGATCTGCGTCAGGCGTACTACTGGCTGGTCAAACGGCACCAAGATCTTGCCGATAACGATGCCTACGCCTCCAGAGCGATTGGTGTGATTATAAATAATTGGATTGGCGATGGGATTATGAGCACTCCCATAGGCGCAACTAGCAAATATAAATCAAGCTATAATACCTGGGCGGAATCACGACATAGCGATTTTTACGGTACTCATGATTGGTACGGCAATCAATCCGTTGGGGCCAGAACTACAGCGGTACGCGGCGCCGTTCTAGTGCGAAAACGGATATATCCCGAACTGTTTGAGCGTTACGGAATAGTGCCTTTGCAAGTGCAGATGCTTGAGCCTGACTGGTTAGATTTTAATAAAGACAATTCTCAAGACATTTTATTTGGCCAGCAGTTTGATAGCGCAGGCCGTTTGATGGGTTACTGGATTAGAGATAGCCACCCTGGCGAAACGTCGCTAGGTATTGGCGTTAGGGTGCAAAGCACCTTTGTGCCAAAAGAAGAGATAAGTTTACATTTTGACTGCAGGCGGGCTGGCCAGCGGATGGGGCTTCCGTTTGGCACGGCAGCGATTTTGACCCTGCGTGATATGGGCGACATTAGGGCGGCTCAGCAGATGAAAGATAAAATTTCAGCTTGCTTTTTTGGGGTTACAACTGATTCTGATGTACAGCAAGAGAGCAATTACGCAGCACTAAAAGCTGATGGTAAAGGTTTTGGGTTTGACGAAATTGAGCCTGGCGCGGTTGAGCATCTTCCCCCCGGTCGAGCTTTTGAAGCATTTACTCCGCCAAGCTCTGGTGATTTTGTTAGCACCCATCGTGAGTACGCCCATGCTGTAGCAGCAGCCTACGAGATTACCTATGAATCAATGACGGGTGATTTGTCAAACGTTAATTATTCGAGCTTTAGGGGCGGATGGCTTGAGTTTAGTAGGCGAATTGCTTATTTACGGGGGAAAGTTTCCATCCCCGGAATGCTGGCGCCGGTGTGTGAGTGGCATGACGAATTAGCCCGGATGGTTGGCCTGCTGAAAGGGCCAATGAGCTGGACCCATACCCCGCCGCGTCGGGAGATGATTGACCCAACCAAGGAAATTCCAGCGCTGATTTTGGCGGTGAGGGCTGGATTTATGAGCTTGTCAGAAGTACAGCTATCATTTGGCTATGTGCCTGAAGAAGTAATTGAAGAGCTGAGCAGAGATATGCAAAGAGCCAGGAACGCCAGCCTGATCCTGAGTACAGATGCCGCGTTGGTTTCCAATGCTGGCGTAACCCAGGCTCGCCCGGCAGGGTCTGCATTCACCAACTCAGCGCCTGACCCTGGCGCAGAAGAGGGCAGCGACCCGCCGGACTGATGGCGCTGACCACTTAAACTACCCTCAGCATCTGAGCATCAATGGCCCCAGGAGTAACCGTTAAAGCCGCCGCCACTGCCCCAGTTTTGCGGCTCTATGGCGAAGTGGGGGTTGACGTGTTGGTTGATGACGTAGCCCGAGCGCTGGACGCTGCAGGGGGGCGTGATGTGGAGATTCACCTGTTTTCGCCTGGCGGCGCGGCGGCCGAAGGGATTGCAATCCATAACGTGTTGGCGGCTTACAAGGGTAGAAAGGATTATGTGGTGGATGGCTTGGTGGCATCTGCCGGCTCGATTGTCCCAATGGCCATCAGCAAGGCCAAGGGTGATCGCCGCTTGATGCCAAGCAATGCCCTGCTGATGATCCATAACTGCTGGGGTGGATCGGTTGGAGACGCCGATTCGATGGATGCCGCTGCGGCCATGCTGCGCGTTCACTCCCAGGTTTATTCCACCACCTATGCCAAGGCATCGGGCCAATCGGTTGAGCAGATCCTGGAGTGGATGGGCGCGGCCCAGGGGGGCGGCACCTGGTTCACCGCCGAAGCGGCCCTGGCGGCTGGTCTGATTGATGCAGTGATCGATCCGGTAGATGTGCGGGCCAGCGTCCCGCCGTTGCCTGCGGGACGCTTCCCAGACCCTCCAGGGTGGGTATCTAAGGCCCTGGCGTCAATGGTTAGAATAGAATCAGGAGATCACCCTGAACACTCCCGAGCTGAAAACATGCCCACGCAAGATCAGGCCGGGAGCGCACCGGCCGCCGTCATTGAAGCGCCTCCTGTAGTTGCTTCCACCGAAGCTGCCCCTGTTGCCCCTGCAGCAGTGCAAGCCGCCGTAAGCCCCGTTACCTCGACCGCTGTTGCGGATTCCGTGGCACTTGCCAATGCACATCGCGAAATTGAAATTCGCCGTTGCGCGGCCGAGGCCAATATCGCTCCCATCGCGGTGCAAGCCATGGTTGACAGCGGAAAGCCGTTTGCTGATGTTGCCCTGGAAATCGTGAGAGCCCACGCCGGCCCGCTTGAAACTGTCGCCAGCAAGGCGGGCCACCCTGCTCGCATCCAGGTCACCCGCGACGCGGGGGATACTGTGATGGCTGGCATTGGGGACATGCTGTACGCCCGAATCAATCCTCTGGCTCAGATCACTGATGCTGGCCAAACGTATCGTGGCTATTCTTTAATGGAATGCGTTAGGGCTTATGCCAACTCGCGGGGCATCAGCACTGTAGGTAGGTCTAAGAATGAGCTAGTAGCCATGGCCATGCACAGCACTAGCGATTTTCCATTGCTGTTTTCTAATCTAGCCGGAAAATCTTTAACCCAATTCTACGAAGAAGAGCCTCATACCTGGAAGGGGCTTGCACGTCAACGAAATTTACCAGATTTTAAGAATTCCAGCGATTTGACTATTGCCGCTGATCTTACGCCAGAGCTTACGCCCGAAGGTGGCGAGTACAAGACAGGCACTCTTAAGGAAGCGCAAAGCACTTGGAGGCTATTTACTTATACCAAAAAAATTGTAATTTCTCGGCAAGCGATTATTAATGATGATTTGTCTGCTTTGGAGCGAACTCCTGAATTTTTAGGCCGTGGGTTCCGTCGCTTGGAGTCTAATCTTGTATGGGCAATGATCACCGGCGATGCCACTGTATCGGCGGATGGCCTTGCGTTGTTTAATGCCGCTCACAACAACACCGGCACGGGCACTATTGGTATTGCCGGTGTCAACGCAGCCCGGAAGGCAATGCGAAAACAAAAAGATATTAGCAACGTTACGGTTAACTTAACTCCTGAATTTATGATTGTTCCAACAGATCTGGAGGGAACTGCCCTGCAGTTTCTTTATCCTGATGGTTACGCTCCTGCTGCGTTGACTGGCAACTCTGGCCCTAATCCTTACGCGAGGGGGATGAACTTAATAGTTGAGCCACGGCTTGACGGCTCCGCAACGCAATGGTACACAGCCGCAGGCCCAACTAGAACGCCTGGCATGGTGTGGGGTTACTTGGCAGACGAGCCTGGCCCTACCATTACATCAGAGCCCGAAAGGGATCCTGATGGCCTGAAGCTGCTGGCTCGTTCTGATTTTGGTTGCGCCATTGAGGATTTCCGTTTTATTTATCGCAGCTCTGGCGCATGATTTTAATCATTGCGCATTTAGCTTCAGTTTCTAACTTTCCCCAATTCCACTAAAAACAATGCAAGGACCTATTCAAGAAGGAGAAATCCTATCCATTGCTGCTCCTTATGTTGTCGCATCTGGTGGCGGCGCGTTGATTGGCGCTTTGTTTGGTGTTGCCATAACCGCTCTAGCTAGTGGAGAGATTGGCAGTTTTATGCTTGAAGGAGTTCACGAACTCCCTAAAGCCACCGGCGCCACTGCCAACCTTTACGCCAAGGCGTATTGGAACGACACCAACAAAAACGTAACAGCATCAGCCAGCGGCAACACCCTTATCGGTGTGTTTGTGCCAATTGGATCTCAGTCTGCTGCTTACGCTTCTGGCGCTACGTTGGCCCACGTCCGCCTTAACGGCGCCTTCTGATGAGCTGGGCCCGCCTATCGGCCCATGCAGATCGGGCGGCCTTGGATCACATGGGCGGCGTCAGCGTAATTGCTGGCGCCGCTTCTGGCCGTGG